TTAAATTTTCTTCAACAACAATGCTGGGGCTATCTTTTCCATGACCGCAACATGAACCTCTAGTTGTAATATTCTTACTCCACAGATGTCGAATTACATCAGATATACAATTATCGATAGATATCGTCTTGCCTTCTTTAAACGGAAATTCTAATATTACTGCCTCTTTGGTTTGATATTCTTCAGGCTGATTATAAGATATACATTTATCTTTCATGTCCTCATTTCAATCTTTCAATTACATCATCTAAAGAATACGCAATGATGGCAAGTCCACCGTTATTAGCAATATTATCCAAAAATTCTTCTTGGGCAGGTGATACCTTATTCTTTCCTACCTTACACTCAATGGCTAGAAACCTACCGTCAGGCAAAATTCCTATAACATCAGAACTTCCCTTAAAACCGTATCTGACAAATCTTGTTCTTTCTTTCCCAGGAATAACCGTAGCGCCTGTGTTATTACGCCAGGCGTAGATTCTTTTTAAGCCCAGGTACTCTAAGACCGTTTTCACCAATTCCTTCTCTGATTGCTTTAATTGCGCCATATCCTTAATATAACGCACTCCTTATTCCCCAGCAATGCCTATAAATTAAAAAACCCTCCGCCCATATGGGTATAAGAGGGTTCAAACTTCCCGTTTTGATTACACTTAATAATACTATTTTATTGACAGACGGTCAATATCTCTCTACTAAATCCTTTACTGGCGTCTGCTAAAACCAAAGAACCGCACATGGCGGTCTTTGATTTAAAATAAACGAACATTCTAAATGATTAACTTTATATCTTCGGGTTATGTTTTCTTAACAACTATTCAGAATCGCCTTCATCTGAACCTTCAGAACTTTCATCTGTCTTTTCTTCGGTGGTTTCTTCAGAAGGAGTTTCTGTTGGTGTTTCGTCAGTTGCTTCATCTAACTTATATTCAAGATTTTTCATATTGTATAATGTACGATGTTTACTAATTTTGTTCACGACCATACTTCCTCTGTGGGAGTATTCCCATTATATCATTATTAATAAGAAACTAGGAAAGCTGGGCTATAAGGAAATGGTTAGAAAACCTTATACTGTAATGGCCCAGCTTTCTCAATCTCCTATCAACATTTTCCTTGTAGGATTAAATTTTGTTTATTTATTAAAGCATTTCGTTCTTGAAAAACTGTAAATGATTGCCTAATTCGATAATCAGCTAATTCACATTCATTTAATGTTGCTCTATATATTCTCTCACTTCTGTCTTTTTTCTCTGCCCAAAAAAGAACTCCGAAAACTATAACTATGACTATCATAATTGTCATATATATTTTCATATTAGCTGTCATTTTTTAATAAAGTAACCATTCCTATCCCAAACATAACAGTACCAAGGGCTGTGAAATACCAAGTAACTGGTGGGGCAAAAATTAAGAAAGACCCTGCCAGTAAATACCCTGTTCCAAATAATCTATTCCACATATTAGATAAAAAACCCAAAATGTTCCTTAAATCTTTTATACTGTTGCCTGGAAGCGCTTGGGGAATATTTTTTATTTTTTCTCCGACCATTACTATATACCTTTAATCCTTGCCAAGCCTCAACAAACTGCGCCTCCGTTAAAGGCCTCCTGTGATTATCTAAAAGAAACTGAAATTTCCTAGGGTTATTTTTTTCTTCTGCTATTTTCCAATCAAATTTTTTCATATTATTTTCCAACTTCGACTAAAAAATAATGCCAAACCAGTCTAGCAAAACTACTTGGATTAGGAGTTAGTCCGCCATAATTACCGTCTATGCCTTCATTCTCAACAACAGTAGTAAGATATTCTGCCCCTTCAGGTATCTCATGTCCTGTTCCATATTTATATACTTTTTTCATGTGAGTAGGGAGGGAGTCGAACCCGCCTAGTAGCGAACTAATCAACCAGCATGAACCTACTCATATTAACTACTTATTCTTATAAAACTACCGAATTTTGTACGCCCATGATAATCTCTGTGGTCTAAATTTATTTCTTTACATTGTGGGCATCTTTTTTTGCTTGTTCGGTATGTAGACATACAACTCCAACACTCAATTTCTTTTTGTTTTCTAATAAACTTCGATTCCATGTGGATAGGGGGGGGAATCGAACCCCCATAACTTTCAATGGCAAAAAGGAAAGCACAAATAACCTGACCTACCCAACTATAACGATTCTATAAACTTTTCTAAATCAAGACTATTAACAAATGGCGATTCGGCTTCATCACAATCATCAACATTATCATGGTGAAAATGATTATCAAAAATCCACTTTATAATTTGTTTTTTTATGTCTTCATTCATTTTAATTCCTCAATTCTTAATACAATCTTTTTTGGTTTTCTCGTGTTCAGTTCAAATCGAGTGTTTAACTCAATAATTTGTCTATCATCAACGATGATTTTCCCTTTTAAACAATCAATCAACGGTTTAAGTAAATTATCTAAATCAGGGTGGCTCTCTGAAAAATAATGAAATGTTATATCAAGCCTGACTGGTTTATCAATTGGTTCTATGTCAGGCAATAACTCATACAAATATTGTTGATAATTATCTTTAACAGTCTGTGTGCCGCCATTATTTACTGACTTTCCTATAAACGGAATCATTATTTTTACTGTTTTGTTTTTCTTCATATCAATTTTACGCTTCACCATGTGTGTGCTTTACTCCGTGAGTAGGGCAAATGCCATCTTTTATATTATCCATCAGTTTCTTTAATTTCTCCCTGCCTTCAGGAGTGTTGGGGTCAATTACCTGACCTCCTAGTTTACTTACAAGTCTTTCTTGCATGGCCGCAAGTATCTTTAAAACTTTATCAGGACTCATCATTATATTTGAAACGGGTGGTTGTGCTTTCCCATCTCTTACTTCAACACTCAACATCATAAATCCATTTTCTGCCCAAAATTTAATTGATTCTTCGCTTCCAAGAGCTGGTTTCCCAAACTCCAATCCAAGCAGGGTTCTCATTTTGTTCATACATTCTTCTTCTAATTTATAGAATTTATCAAAAAATTCTTCTTTGAGTTTCTTGATTTCCCCCTCAACTTTTTTAGTTATTTTAACTTCCTTCATGTTTTTTCAGTTCCTCTTTTAATTTAGTATTCTCTTTAATCAATATCATCTTGTCTTTAATTAATATTATTCTATGTTTAATTATTTCTTCATTTTGCTTGATTAGTTTAATATTGTCGTCTTGTAATTCTCCGATGTATTTCAGCTCTTGCTTCAATATGCCCATAGTTTCATCAAAGAACTTTTTGTCTTTTGCTATCCAATAAATAATCGAGAAAAGAAATCCATTCATTACCCAGGGAAACATAACAACAACTAATGGTAATGCTTCCCAGGCAAATCTCATTGAGATATAGGCATTATAGAGGAAGACACCGACTACAAACGAATCTACAACCCTCGTTACTTTTGTTTTGTGTTTAATCAAAAAGTCTATGCTTTTTTGTTTACTAAATAAGCCTTTAGCTTTCAGTAAGAAGTCTTTAATTTTTTGTGGTATTTTCATATTTATGTATTAATAATAATATCAAGCGTAGCAAAGAAGGAAATTATTGTAGGAACTATGTATCCATTAAAATAACTTATGGTAAGCCATGCAAATATTCCAGTTGTTGTCGCAAAAATATATTTCATATTATGGTGATATAGAACGAAGTTTATCTTCTTCTTCTTTTCGTTCTTTGTTAGTGGTTGATATTACACTTGTTACATTATAACTATTCACCCATTTATCACCCTTCTTCGTTGCCACCATTTGTATAGTTACGACATCTCCTTGATTATACTCGGCTAATATTGAAATCAAGGAGCTTGAACGGGTAAAGAATTTCTTTTGCTGTCCACCTTCTTCTACGAGGAATGTAACTCCTGCAACCATCTCTCCTTCTGAATCCATAATCTCATCTATCTTATCGTTTAATAATTTTACTGTGTGAGGTTCTTTATTCTTAAAACTCAAGAATGGGATTATTTTATTGTCTTTTAAATATTGTTTAGCTGAATCCATATTATTCTTTCATCAACTTAGTTGTTACTGTAAGTTTCTCATGAGGAGAAAAATCAGTAACATCTTCAGTTGTTGGTAGTGTGATTTCTATTGGGTAGTCTTTGACCTTTGGTTCTACATTCTCATTTTCACTTGCCCAAATTTGTTTAGCCGCTAGGAATAAACCAAATTTATCTTCGACTTCAGTAAATCTATACTTCTTAATTTTATTTTTCTTCAGCCCTAATTGCAGAATACCTAATTTCTCAACTCTATGTTCCTTACCCAAATCAGAATGCTTATATGCTGATACCTGGATTATATGTTCGGGCCAAATATGTTGAGAGGTTTTAAAATCAATCAACCAAACCTTACCTTCAATCTCACAAATTAAATCAATCGTTCCTGCGTAATTCTCTTTCTCATTAATTCCGTATTTTTCAATGGCTAATATTTTCGGCTTCACTATATCAAACCATTCTGCGAAAGCAAGGATAGCTTCGTATTCCTCCAACGTCAGGGCTTCCATCTCCCCTGTTTCTTTGTTTTCAAGCTTATCTTCCATCTTGACTGTGCCGCCCAAGATTAATAATTCAACAGCCTGGTGAACCTTTGAGCCTTTATTCCCTGCGGCGTTCTTAATAGCTTCGGCTTCATTCCAACCCTTGTTAGCCAACCACTTATAAAATGGCACTCCTTTGGGATAGTATCCAGCAATCCAAGTTACAGATGGAATAAATTTATAAATAGGATTCTTATTTTTATCTACTCCTGGTTTTGCATACCACCTTTCATCTGCAATTGTGATTTGCATAATCCCCTTTTCTTTATCTAATTGTCTAATAATTTTTTTCATAGTTTTTTGTTCGTTAAGTCTGCGGTGAAAAAAAGATGTTATGTCTTACCATGAACCATAATGAAGTTATAATATCCAATAATTTTGAATCTAAAGGAATATTTAATTGTAGTGTTTCACCACAGACTTAAAAAACAAAAACACAGATGTGTGTAGCACCTGTGTTTTGTTCATTATAAAAGTTGCTACACCAACTGGCAAATATTCACTTTTTAAAATCTTAAACGAAGCTTATCAGAAGGCATAAATAAGTCAACACTCTTACCTTACTATATCATTAATATCTCAATTCGTCAACCGCCGCCAAATTCTTTAACTCCTTCACTATATGTATATTATATTTAAATATTATTATTATTAGTGTTGTGGATATGGGGATAACTAACGGTAAAATTACTAATTAATGGTATTTTATCTAGGTTTAATAGGGTTTCTCGAATGTTTATAACTAGTTGATAACTACGCCCTTTGCTTAAAAATCATTCTAAGAACTACCCAGGGCCAAATCAATATAATTTTGATGGTAGTAGTTATTAATAACGAATCATCAAGAGCAATTAGAAACTTTGGGAAATCCGTATCATCAGTATCCTTAGCTCTGCGTTCCATATACCAATCTTTACTGAATAGTTTTTTAAGTATTACTGTTCCAAAAAATATAAACAAACCGAAACCAGCTCCAACCCCTAAATATATTCTTAATAATCTAAGTAATGTCATTTAATTTCTTTTTCTTCTCAAGTCTAATCTTCCGACTATACTCCTTTTGGCTCTGTCTAAGATTTGCCCTATACACAGGGTCGGTACGGTATTTATTTCTTGAATACTCGTTTAATTTTTCCCTATTCTTCTTGTGGTATCTCCTGGCGGCAATTTTTTGTTGTAGCGCTAGTTTCTTAGGATACTTTTTCTTTAGCTTTAAATGGTTCTGATAACATTGTTTACCATGACAAGATTTGCAACTAGAATAAACTATGCCATTAGTCTTCTCTGAATTAGTATAACGAATGGCATACGCAGTTATTGGCTTATGCTTTCCACATTTAAGACAAGCCCTCCCGTTTTTTAAAAGATTTCTAAATTTACGTTTACGGATTCGTCTTAGACAATTCGTACTACAAAAGATAACTTTACCTTCTCTAAGCTCTAAATCTCTTGGTGTCATTAAGATAACCTTTTTACATTCGGCACAATACAACTTGATTCTTTTAACTTTGAGTTTACCAGCCGCAGATAAGTTATATTTTTTATGATTGGGTAACTCCTTCTGAAGAATTTGTCTTATTCTTTCACGACTTAAATTAAACCTGCGACCAATCTGTTCCAAAGATTCAGGAGTTTTTTGAGTTCTAAGGCTAATAATTTTTTTATTGCGTTGTTCGTTATTCATATTATTTTTCATGTTTTTTTTTGACCTCCTCTTTTATGGCTTCCAGTAAATTTTCTATAATCTTCGTTAGGTTCTTTACATATCTTACACTTTTTATCTGCCTGACTCATTTCTCGATTGCAATTATCGCATCTTTTCTCTCGTATTCTTACTAGTAAACCCCTTCTAATATTATTTACTTTCATCAGCTATTTCTATTAATATTTGTTTCAATTCATTAAAATTAAGAAATACAAATTTTTCAAGGCATTTGGGGTGCATTGTTTCGGCAATTTTATTTAATGATTCAACATCATCAGGGTCATCTCGCCAGGGCATTAAAATATAATCTATTCTAAATTTCAACTTAGATAAGTCTTTTTTACAGAATACACATTTTGCTTTGAATACTTTATTTGTCATGTTTTTTGGGAGAAAAAGTAGATGCTAAGTATCCAATAAAGAAATAATCAACCATAGGAATATGTCCTGCCTCAATCCATAAAACAACTATTATTGTTGTCAGCGCCCATTGTTCTTTTGTAAGTGGATTCTTCATGTTTAATTTTTTTTAGGTTTATAATATTGTCCTGTTGTTTCAATTAAACCGCCTGGTTTAATAAAACCATCAAGGCAAGGTTTTTTTGCTATTCTCGCTTTTTGTAAAGTTTGTTTTCCCATACTCAATAACATCTGTCCATTTTTTATATTAAGAATTTTATAAAAATATGGATTATCATTCGCCCAATCCATACGAACTATGCCACCTATATGTATCGTCATTTTTTCAAGTTTTTCAAGGCGAACAAGTTGCTTTGTTGCACTAAAAATAGTTTGCAGAATTGCTTTTCTTTCTGATGCTACATTTATTTTCAATTCTTTATTCTCCTTATGTTTCATTTTTTTTAAGTGCTTTTTCTGTTGACCAATCAGATTCATCTTTATCTTTATGTTTATCGAAAACTTTTTTACATTCTGCAAACCCTAACGGAAAGGCTGTTTCGTATTCTTTTCTAAAATCACCATTTAAAATATGGTAGTTAGTTGCATCACTCTCATTAACCAAAGCAGTTTCCTCTGCCTTAGCTTCTAATCCATACCGTTCTTTGCCTATTTTATTATACATTTTACCAATATCACTCTCGCCTGGGTTAGGATTATATGAAACATAAAAGCCATCACCTTGTAAGATGAGATTTCCTTGTCCTGTATTTTGCCAGTTCGGTTTTATAAGTTTAGTAGCCATTATTTTGTGTGAAAAACATCACATCTCCCACAGTATTTATCTCTTATATCTTGAAAGTTAAAAGAAGTCCAGTTGCACTTCAAACATTTGATTCCAGTTTGACCTCGACCAGTATCATACACAATTACATATTCCCTTTTACTTTTACCCTCATAAACTTCACCGTAAATTTCTTCGTATTCTTTGTTTCCTTCTTTAGTCATTGATTCCTAACTGCTCAACCATCTTAATTGCGACTTCAAGTTCTTCAGCAACTTTAATAGCACAGTCTGTGCAAATAATAATCTTATCTTCAATATTAAACGGAGCTGGAACTATTGGAGATTTCTTCTCGCCACTAGATGTGGTTATGATACCTTTATTCGATATGTAAACTGGCTTCTCGCAAGTTTTACATTTATATTCTTTGGAGTCTTCAAAATGTTTTACTAGAGAGGCGAATACAAATAGCTGTCCTTCTTGGTTATCCATATTAATTTTTCTCTGAATCTTCTATTACCAATGTTGATACGATTAACATTGTCCACATGAAGCCATGATACATTCTTTCTGTCAATTCAATTGGCTTTCCATGTGTGGGTTTTAATATCATGCGTTGAATCTGATGTAGCCCGAACAACTGACCCCACCAAAATACAATATTGTCTGCGTATTCAGGAGTATCCTTCTTGATAGCCACGATACCCTCCCTTAGAGTTTTCTCTGTTGCCTCCTTGCCCCCGTGTTCTTTGACTAAGTGTTCCAATGTTTCTTTTTGCCACCCCTTTAGTTCCTCTAAAAATTCTGCTTGTGTTTGTTTTTGTTCCATATATTAATCTTTATGTTTTTCAGCAGGTTTATAATCAGGCCCATGCCAAATACCATAATGTTTATTTTCTAAAAGCATTTTTCTTGTTTGTTTAAATGTATAATACCGACACTCATTTTTGTCAATCTGACCTACTCTGTAAAAAACTTCTTTCCTACCTGCAAAACCATATTCAGGGTCAATTAAATATTCATCATCTATTTCCAACCACGCATGACCATGTTTAATTCCTTTGATTGGCCCTTGGCCTATTGGATAACCGTGTACCAACTTAACATTGCGCACACCGTCTTTTCCTTTTAAACAATATAGTTCAAAGAGAGTGGAAATTGCTTTATGATAGCAATCGCCCTTTTTCAGTTGAGATTGTTTTAGTTCTTCACTATACATTTAATCAACATCAACATACCCAAGAAATATAATTTCACTAAGTATATTCCAAAATTCTTTTGTAATTGATAGACCTGAAGCCCCACCCTCTATGTGTTCGGCTTCTCTCCATTTAGCGAGTATCTTCCGTTCTTCACCCGATACTTTCATAGGGTCAAGCCTTTGCTCATTCGTCATTACATATTGAACATAAGCCATAAGTCTAAGTTCTTCAGTCGTTATCTTATATCCTAAAAGCTCTAATGATTTTTCTTCTATCCGTTTTGTAAGTTGTCCTCTATTTTGTGTTTCCATAAAAAAACCGCTTTCAATGAAGCGAGATTTCGAGAGAGTTCGAGAATACCGCTACACCGATATTTATTGATTAACTATACACTATCATATAATGAATCGAATGTCAATAATATAAAGCCCCCTCGAAATGAGGAGGGCTTTATATCTACATTGATTCGTTAAGCACAATATCTTGAACAAAGACTATTTCTGTTGACCTCGGATTTAAGTCATTCCAAAATGCCTCATAGGCATTCTTAATATCTAAAATCGTCAGACAATCTTTGAAAATAACATTTGTCATCAAATCTATGTTTTCATGTCTGCGTTGACCGACTGGCTTACCCGAATAACGATTATATGCTCTCGCAAATACAATTACTTTTTTAACATTTTTCATAATTATTTTTTGACAAGTAATCAGGCGAGGAAACTATGGATAATTGGGTATCGGTTATTATGAATCCGAGGTATCAATTTAGCATAATTTCCCCAACTGATTACTCATCTTTATATATAAAGTATAGCATATCCGACAAGCTTTGTCAAGCATCAAGAAGGGTCAGTAATGGCTTAAAACCTAGCTTTTTGACACTAAAAAACCGCCATTTAAAGCGGTCTTTTAGCTGTGACAGAGTGCGGTTTAATGCACATTTAGTATAACACAAAACCCCCTAGAGGGGGGTCTTATGCTTAATACGCCGTTTCCAAAACCAAAATACCACTATCATTATATCCCATTTAATATCCTCCAACAAGTCCACTCTCTTTGCCTACCGATACTAAACATATAAGCGGTCAGCTCAATCTGCTGATAAGTATTCAGAACATCGGATTCATTAAATATTTGAGGGGCATACCCATAGAAGGTTGATGCTTTAAATTGATAGATTCCGATTTCACTATCTGCACCGATAGCTTCCGTTTTAAATCCGCTTTCACATCTTGCCACCTCTAACATTGACGAATAGCTTACATTATATTGTAATGCGTACTTTTGGATAACTGGCGACCACTTCTTCTCCCTGTATTGAATGGATAGGCTGTCGGCGCTTACCTGTGGGCCATGAATAGGGCTGGGTGATATATTTACATTCTCGCCACTCAAAGGCGCAACCTCGGTCAATTTAAGAGGGTATATAAATATTATCAGGATTAAGCCAACAATAATTATGGGGTTGGTTCTAATACGTTATAACTGTGGTGGGGTTGGTTGATTACCACTACCATTCTTCCTAGTGAAGTAGTAAGTAAATACCATGCCACCAAAAGTTGTAAACATTGTGGTGAGTTCAGGGTAATCTTTTATAAGTCCAGTATAGATACTGTAAAGAAAAGCGACACAAATAGTTACTGAAAAAAGCGCTAAAACAAATTTTGATACAGACGATTTAGTAAACATCATTCATTAGACACAGCTATTAAAACATCTCCATCAGGGATTTTATCAAGCTCTGACTGTTTAATTTCTTCTATCTTTCCCCATCGACCATCAAGGGCCTCAAAGGAATGAGCATTTAAAAATAAATCTTTCTTTCCATCTACAATACGATATACATCTTTCTTGCCTTTAACCAGGCGAGAAAACTTAACCTTCTTTCCTTCAGATAAGAATGAGAAAAAGTTTTCAGGGTCAATTCTCTTACGTTGTGGATTAAAGACCTGGCAATGTAAGTGTGGGCCACTCGTTCTTGTTCCTGTGTTGCCAGTCGTTCCAATCATCTCACCTTCTTTATATTTGCCATTTTTCAATCTTGAACTTAGATGAGCAAAATCAATCATAAATCCATCTGCTCTTGTAATTCTTAACCACAGTCCACCTTGTGATTCTTCAAAGGCTACTACCTCACCATCAAAAGGCGCATAGAGTGGAACATAATCTGCAATATAATCAGCCGCACCGCCTAGCTTATCATCAATGTGAGCTTGGAATCCTCGTATAAGTTTTTTCTCATTTAGTGGGAATCTCATATAACCTATATAAGCCAACCAATCGTTGCAGTCAATAGACCGAGAATAACTGTTGCCCAAATTGGTAAACGATTAACAGTTTTTTCTAGTGCTTTTTTAATCCAAACAACATCTGTTTCCACTCTAACAAGTCGTTCATCTGTTCCGATTATTGCTCTTTCATGTTCTCCGTTCATATTAGGTTTTCTTTCTTGGCCAATAGATAAACCAAATTCCTGACTTCTGAATCAGTTAAATCAGACCCTTTCTTTTTGGTTTTATATTTCTCTTTTGATTCCTTTTCTTCTTGAGTATCAACGTATTCAATTGCACCGCTTGGGTGTATTATTTTTTTCATTATGATTCTGATAAGACAGTACCTAATCGTTTAGCTTCTACGCCTACGTCTAAATCTTCTCTAGTGAAATTCAATTTTACCTTAAAATCTTCTTCCGCCTGTGAAGCAACAAAGTCATATTCATCTTCTACTTCATTATTAGCGAAATCAACTATTGATTGAACAAAGGTCATATCCTCAAAACTATCTGCCGCTTCAAAATCAACCAAACTAACCTGTGGTAATAAATCAACTCGTTCAACAAAAGCAGTCGTTCCAAATCCACTCGCATTATCAATCGCTGGTGTGAATGTAAGTGTCGTTACTCCACCACCGAATGAAGGAACAGCATTTAAAGTTTTCCTTTCCCTAACAAAGTTATTCTCATCTGAAATATCAATTGTATTTCCATTAGCAAACTTACTTGTTTGGTCGCCCAAAATAGTTAGAGTTGTATCTGTAACTGCAATAGCACTATCTAAATTGAATTGAACATTAAAAGTTCGAGTAACCCAAAGTTTTACTGATTTTTTAGCTTGTTGGAATGTAGAAACGATTGATATGTAATTACCTAAAGCCTCTGCTGACCCGAATGGTACGTCAGCCACAAAATCAATTGTGCCACCAGATTCAGTTAAATCATTATTGTTAGCAGTTGCATCTAAAAAGTCATCTTCAAACTTCCAATATCCTTCGAGGTCAGTTTCACTACCAGCTAATACAACATCTTTATTGTCATTTATTTCTGTGCCTGTTCTAGCAGAACTCCAAAATCTAAGTTCATCAAATAAACCGTCAAAAGTATTTGTAGTGCCATTATTAGCTCCAATAGAGATAGGTGCAGTTCCATTAAGAATAAATTGTCCACCGCCACTATTTGGACTGTTGCCTTGTGATACTCCATCAATATATAACACACAAGTTCTTGTGCTATCTGTCCAAGTTACTGCAACGTGAACATAAGTACCAACTCCTAAATCAACAGGGAATGTATGTGGTGTGCTTGAAGCACCATTAAATATTGCTAAGGTTATTTCCCTAAGCCCACCTGGACTCCTTGTATAAGCGTAGTCATAACTACCTTGTGGAACACCTATATTCTTTTGAAAAAGCGTATATTGGCTAGACGTAGGAATATCACTTTCAACTTTTAACCACATCTCAATTGTAAAATCCGAACCGCTTGGGTCTAATCCTGTTTGAGCCGCATTTGAAATTTGTAAAACTTCAGCATCATCTCTTTCAAAATCAGCCGCTTTTGTATTTGTAGCCCCAGCAACAAAGTCCAATTTTTTATTTGGAGTATCAACAGCAACACCACCTGATACACTTCCAGTTTTTAATTCATCTGAAAATCCATCAAAGAACATTGCCTGAAATGGTATATCTGTTTTACCGTCAAAATAATTCTGCAAAAAGAGTTCAAATACATTATGCTCAACAGGAGTTAATCTGCTGTCTGTATCACGATTGACTTGGTTTAATCGTGAGGCTAATAATTTGTCGCCAATTTGCCAATTAAAAAAACTCATTAGGAAAGAATAACTGTGCCATCAAGGGTAAGTGAGTTGGAAGCGCCAACTACAACACCACTCAAAAGGACACGATTAAATAAAATACCACTATTCGATGAGGCTGTTCCGTTCATAAATAATGAAAATTCTTCATGCGTTCCTGTTGCCTCACCAGCCGCCCAAAATGCAGTTAAGTTTAACTGATTCAACTGTGAAGCTGAAGATGTCAAAATCTTTCTTGTTGAAGGTTCAGGAGTTTCTAACCCTGTGTCGCTATTAGTCGGTGCAGTAGTACCAGTTCCAAGCTCCTGAAAATTAATTACGATTTCAGGTAGGGTGGAGAGTTCATTTGCCAAAGCTTTAGCCACTTGCTGTCTTGATATAGTAGGAATTATATTGTGGATTGTTTTTTGAGAAACAATATTACCAGCTTTATCTCTTACGGTAATTTTCCAAATTCCTTTTAATGTAAGGTTTTCTTTAAAGCGCTTTATCATAAATAAATTATACCATATTAGGTTGCTTCTGCGGTTGAGTCTGCATTTGGTGTTCTTTCATCATCATTATCATCTACTGGAAACGTTGGCCCAGCAACAAATATTGGCGGATTAAATGGGTTTATTCTAAATGAATTAATATCACCTCCATAGGTAATTATTTCAGCAAAAGTTGGAATTGCCCTGGGGAAAACTGTTGCTACAAAGCTCTCCTGAAAATCAATTTCTTCAGAAAAACCCTCGACTAAATCTATGATTTCGTCTTCTAAAATAGCGATTTCAATATTGGGCCGATTAATCAAAAGGTCGCTTAGAATGTCTATGAAGGTAATCCTTTCAGAGGCGAGAAGTGATACTTCATACAGCATATCTCCTTCGGCGCTTCTTGTAGATACGTTGATACGATTTACAATATAGTTTCTATTAATATTCCTACTCGGCAAGTTCACGTTCATTAACTGACCGATTCTTAATCCGTCTGTATGAGTTTCAAACGTAAGCTCTCTAATCTCATCTGCCCATTTTATTAACTCCGCCCTGGCTCTCAAGGTGGCCGCTTCACTCGACTTAATAGTTTTGTCCACGATGACCATTTCAAACTCACCGAACTGTGAGATTGAAGTATTGTCTTTGAATACTTTAATTAGTGGGAAGGAAGGCGATGAGGTTATATCAACTGTATCTCCATTCGAGGGTGCAACCTTGAAAGCAATGTGTCCTGAATTAGGATTGTAGAGAACAGCGATGGAAACATCATCATCGTCAACACCTTCTTTACCCAAAGTTTGGGCAACGCTATTCTTCTCAACGGTCATATTGATGTGGCTTATTCCAACATAGAAAATCTTTTGAGTTCCATCTGCAACATAGGGCCTTGTTCGTTCATTACCAGTAAGCGTTCCTCCTCGAACAGTAATCTTATTTCTTAACTGATGTATGTGTTCATTATTTTGCAGACTATTCCAGTTAAAATCACCTGATATATCATTCAAATTAAAGGGCGCTGACGTTTGTTCTCTTGAGAAGAAATTAATATCTTTAAAGTAATCTACAAACCATTCAAAGCCGATATAGTCGGCCAATTTTTGTAGAGCATCAGAAACGTAAAAATGGTTGAAGTTTATATCATCAACAGTTACAGGTGCGTTCACATTGTTTGTGGTAAACCCTGCTTCGACAAAACTTGAAACAATATCATCAATAATATCATCAGCAGTTCCAAAAGCTTCGTATCTTCTAGTTACTAATTGTCTATCAAGAGTGTAGGTAAAGTCTTTGCAGATTACACGAAGGAAGGTTAGCTTTCCATCAACTCTTTCTTCCGTTTCAACGATAGTGCCTCCGAAGATTCGTTCTGAATCTAATTCAACAATTACTTCATCATTCAAAGATGGCCTGAATGTTTTAGTCGGATAAAGTCTAAGTCTAAATTCTAAGACATCGGGTTCTTTGCTTAGAACCTCAACTTTTTTAAAAGAAGGCCATTCAACTTGGTCTGACCTATCAACTGCATTTATTTTTAGAACTAGCATTAGGTTGTTAATCCGAAACGATGAACAAGTTGTAGGCGCTTCACTATCATATCGCCTATCTTCACAGCAACATCTTCATCGCTCATAAATGTATTACCAGTAATAGTTAGGTTAATAGTTGAGCCTCCGCCTCCGATACTTCCTAATCTGTCTAGTGGGATAATTGCTTCAGGCCCAGCTTCACCAACTATTCCGACTGTTGGTCGAGTTACAATTCCACCATCTGCAAAAAGATTTCCAACAATATTACCGAGGCCACTAAATATTGCCCCTGCTTTTTCTTGAACAAACTCTTTAATCTTACTGATTAATTCAGAGATTACACTAATGGCATTTCTTATCGGAGAAACAATCCTACTGATAAGAGTGATTATGTTGTTGACTGAATCTTCAATGCCGCTTGATATACTACTCCAAATCTCAAGTAAGAAATTAGAAAACTGTTTAGTTATGTTTACTATAAAATTATATCCTCTGACAAACACCCCTGCGATATTTCTCAATCCAGCAACGATGAAATTTCCCATCTTTGTCAAACCAGCAAAGATAAGTTCGGCCAGGAATACAAACAGTCTTACCGTTATACCAGCAATTGTTGTAGCAAAAAAGGCCCAAATCTTATTGAAGTCGGCGACTGCTCCCTGGAACAATCCTGCTATCGCTTCAAAGGTAGTTAGGAAAGCATCTAGTAGGATACGATTTATTCTACTAGCAAACTCACCTGCAATATTTATAAACTCGAAAAATGTTTCTCGACTTGGATTCAGAAGGAAATTGATAAATGCTGTTGGAATTTCTGCGAACCTTCTTAGGAGTTGTAGAACAGGAACGAATAAGTCGCCTAGAAGACCACCGAAATCACTCGCCCCTTGTTTAACTGTACCAACCAGTCTTGTCCATTCTCTCGAAAATTGAGTAAGCTCCTGGGTCGCATCTTGGTTTCGTCTAATAAAATTCTCTATTAATGTTTCTAAGGAAGCAAATTCAGGTGCGGCAATACCCAGCGCAGTTAAGAAAGTTCTAAATGATTCGGTGTTTCCATCTTGAGAATCTGCCATTGCGTTGATAGCGGCGGCGGCATCAAACAGTTGTAGCTTATGGCCAACAAGTGCGGCTGTGGCGAACCTAGTAGCCTTCTCGTTGTCTTTCAAAGCCACCAATGCTCTTGCACCTATTTCACGGGCCAGGTTTGAAGTAGCGATTCCTGCTTTTTGTGTTGCTTCAGCAAATCTGTTTGCAAATATTAAACCTCTTTCAGTTCCATCTACAAATCCTGAAAGGAAAAATCTTGTTCTTCCTAATGACCTTGCCAGTTCTTCTTGTTGTCTAATTAATCCTCTAACCAAAGCACCACCTAAGATGGTGGTTAGGGAAAGGCCAAAAAGTCGTAAGACGAAATTAACGCCTCGTAACTGACTACTAAATTTGCTGACCTTCTGATTAAGATTGTCGAAAGCAGACAGACCATCTGCCCTTGCTTTTACTACGACATCTAATCTGCTTTGAACATTTACCATTGGTTAGCCTTTAAATTTAGATTTTGTTTCCGCTTTTTTGTTTTCTTGACCTTCCCAAGCCATTCTTTCCAATATCATATCTATAAACCATTGCGGTTGAGATAGGTATTGTTGAGTAGTCCAGCCGAACTTCTGACAAATTTCTACCATTACAATATCGTCAGTTGCTCTACCTGCACCAGCTAGATACTTCTTGTAATCATAGCTTAGTCTGTTTTTTTTTGACCTAAGTTTTCTGTGAGGTCGTTCACAGCTTGGAAGACTACCTCATAATCTGCCATAGGCATATCCATTAATCTTTCCAAAATATTTTCAGAGTTATCATCAATTGAGATAATCATTAGTTCTAGTGCTTTGTTCTCTACTTCTTCAATGATAGTGCCTTTTAAACCCTTTAGTTCGGGGGTACTATCGGCGCTTACTCCACCTATTTCAATATCTTTAAACCATAGACCACGCAAGGCTCTATAATCTCTTGCTGTCATTTCAGTTTTTAAGACAACTTTATTACCTGATGGAGTTTCAATCGTTTTCTGCTTATCGTTCATTTTTATTAGTAGGAGGTCTGTGTATTAATCAATACAATTTCGATACTCTTTGCATCGGCTAATGAATAGAATCCTTTAAAGGTTAGTGTTTGTGCGACTAAATCATTTGATGCCATGTTTCTTGCAATCTCACTAAACTTAACTTTTGCGAAGTCGAATGTAATCTTTGGATTTGAAGATGAACCTATGGTAACGTCAGTATTCGTTAGTTCTATTCTCATTGCTTGTTTAGTGTCGCCAGTTACTAAATCTTCAAATGTAGAATCCTCAAATAATAGTTCGATTGAACCCTCAATAATCATCTGCTTATTCAATATGTCGGTTGGGTCAACATCACCGAAATTTCTATCGTCTTCAAGATTCTTAGTAATAGTTAGGTTAAGTGTTCTTAGCTTTACTGCGGCGGCGGCATCTAATCCAGCAAGGTCGGTGGCAACCTTAAATACAGCGTGTTGCGGTATGAACTTGTTTTCCTCTGTGAAGACTGCGGTACTTGATGCAGATTCACCCTTCTTTGAACGAAATCCTGCGGTGAACATAATGAACTGATTTAACTCAATCGTCAATGCAAGGGTTTCAATCATTGCTAATGGATATGCTTTATCTACGTCAGGACTTTTTTCTACGATTGTTAATGACGGGTGTTGAGCTGTTTGGAGAACAGAGAAGGTATGAGTATTAACTCCTGCTTCAGGGTCATCTACTGAACTAGCAACCTGGCCCAATGTTGATAAAAGAATTAGCCCAAAAGATTGGTCTTGAATGATACCTCTTAACGAAGCTTCCATTCTTCTTTCAGTTATCTTTGCATCAACTGTATCTTCAATAACTCCGACTGTGCTTTCGTCTATCGCCTGGGTTATTTTCTCATCAAGTGTTAATTCAACATGAGGAAGAAAGAAATCAGAAACTACCGCAGTTCCTCTAACTGATTCTTTTCCTATTCCTACATTGACCTTTCGCCCTATAAATTTACTGCTCATATTATTTACTCATCTTTGCTTGGAGCTTTAGAGATTTTTTTTACTTTCTCTACCGCTTCTTCAAGTGAAGATGCTTCAATTGTTTGACCATGTTCAGGAAAGAAATATTGTTTTACGCTCTCCTTCTTCATTTTTTTGTTTTTATATATTTTTTGCATTATTCAACTAAAGCTACTACGTTACATTGTAAACTTAATTGCTGGGTTATGACCAAACCCTGCGGTGTATCAAATGCTTGGCGTGGGCCAGTCAATGGATTGCTCCATTCGACTACTCCACCAAGCGTTAAATCTTTTTCAAAAGCATCAATGATTTTATCTGCAACGGTATCCAATAATGTAGTCGCATTCTCAAGCCCACCGATATTTTTCACTTCCTGGTAAATTACTATCAGAAATGTGAAGGCTCTTAGGTTCTCTGCATTAGTAAGAAAATCATTCGTGCTATCACTTACATCAAATGTTACTGCTGGGTAACCTCCAATATCAGATTGGTGGAAGGTATATACAAACGAAAGTTCAGATATTCCATCTAAAATCGTCTTGATTGCAGTTCTAATTGTTGCGAATGTGGCTGACATTATTTTATTGCTATTTTCCTTAGTGCTTTATCCATTTCTTCTTTCATAATATTTAGTCTATCGGATTCGGTTGCAAGAATAGCATCATCAAAAAATGGGTTGGCTGGTGTTCCAGGGTGGAAAACTCTTTTAACAGGGTGATTTGCACCCTTCCACCACAACGCTTTCTTTTTAAGTGGCAAGATTTCGTGAGGGCTTGTTCCTTCGTGAACGAATACTCCGTAGGGAACTCTGTTTATCAACTGACCTCTCAATCCTCCCGAAAAGATTATTCTATATCCCCTTCTTAATACTCCTGTTGCGACAGGCGTTCTTATCTTTGCCTCTCTCTCTAATAATAGCAGACTTTTCCTAATTCCGATATTTAATGCTTCACCTGCTAATCTCGGAAAGCCCTTTAAGTTTTGGAGGAACTTTTC